ATGGGAACTGACGATCCCCAACTACGGTTGCTCTTGTCGCAAAGATTACGCAGAGTACAAAGCGGCCAACCCACCTGACTTCTCGTCGCCAACGGCCTATTGGCTTTGGGGTGTACACTTGCATAACTGGGTAAATCGCAAACTTGGCAAGCCTGAGTTGACCATCGAAGAAGCGTTAGCAATTTGGAGGCGGAATGATGGCGTGGAGACTCAACAAACTACAACGCAATGTCATCGAGATCAATTGCGAGTTGACGAAAAATAAAGACTGGGAGCAATGGGTATTGCTGCGAAGCGACGTACATCACGATAACCCAAAGTGCGATCAAACTCTCGAACGTAAACACCTCGACGAAGCCCTGGCGGTTAACGCTCCAGTCATCGACAACGGCGATCTATTTTGTGCGATGCAGGGCCGATGGGACAAGCGAGCCGACAAGTCAGCATTGCGACCAGAGCATCAAGGTAGCAACTACTTCGACTTGCTAGTCGATACCGCGTACGAGTACTACAAACCCTACAAAGATATATTCGCGGTGATGGGCAGAGGTAACCATGAAACTGCAATAACTAAGGCACACGAAACCGACCTGACGGATCGGCTAGCCGGGCGGTTAAGAGCCCATAGCGGCATCACTGAGGCCAGCGGATACGGCGGGTGGGTTATCTTCCGGTTTCGCGTTGGTGAAGGCAGTCGCAGTGCTAAGGACTCCGTGACGCTCTATCACTTCCACGGAACGGGCGGCGGCGGGCCGGTAACGCGGGGCACGATCCAAACTAACCGAATCGCGGTGATGACCCCAGACCCCGAAATCGTCTTGACGGGCCATACTCACGACGAATGGGCAGTCACGATCACAAGACAGCGATTGACGATACACGGAAGCGTTTACCAGGATGAGCAACTGCACATTCGATGCTCAGGGTATAAGGACGCTTGGGGGGATGGCTACGGCGGCTGGGAAGTAGAACGGATGCTAGGGCCGAAGCCGCTTGGCTCGCACTGGTTGCGATTCTATTGGGACAAGAAAACAGAGCGAGTGCTATTCGATCACATGCGAGCGAAGTAACAAAATGGGCAAAGACCTGTTTTGCGAACTTAGAGACGCGTTGAAAGCGGAACACCCTACGCTTGCAATCTCGGTGCGTAGGTGTCGCGTATCCAGCTAGGTTTGCGGCTATTGTCGGCGGATGCCGGATCACTTCGCAATTCGCATCTCTTCGACGCTGACGGAGCAAGAGCAGCTAGACACACTCATCCACGAAATAGCCCATGCCGCAAGCTGGATCGAGTGGGAAAACACACAGCAACATGGGCCGCTTTGGGGCCTGGAGTACTCAAAAGCGTATCGCGTCTACGAAAAAATCGTCTCGGCGGAATAAATTTCCCCCAGTGTTTTCGTTGGTCAATAGCACTTTTTGACCGAAAACTACTAAGTTTTAAAATTAGTAGTCTTGCAATGCTCAGCGGTTGTCGATAATCTTTACACATCGCTAGCACGTGCTGGCAAGTTTCTCAAGTAAAGGGTTAAGCAAATGAACGCAGTACAAATGCTCAAGTTTGAAGTTGTGACCACCTACTATGACCGCAAGGTACGCAAAGAAGTCCGCCATGTTCACGGCGTCGTAGAAGCGGAAAGCGTTGATGCCGCAGCTAGCGAAGGTCGCAAACTGTACGGAGTTGATGCCTGCAAGCTGCTTGCTGAGCGTCCTACGGAGTTTTGGATTAACCGAGCAATCAAGGTTAAGCAAGTTTAACCAACTGACGAGCCGGGAACGGCGAAACCGCTTAGGCGGTCTTGGTTTTAGTCTTTAGTTTTCTGGGAGGTAAGGCGATGAAATTTGATAATGAGTGGGTTGTGATTTGCGGCAAAGAGTTTTCGCGGCATGGTAACAAGATCAGGGGGCCTCTGAGTGTGATTGCACGGCTTGCAAGGAACGGTTGGTCAGACAGGGCCAAGATCGTCGCAAAGATCACCAGCTATGGCGATGTATGGCACGAGGTTGAGTTTCGCACGATCCGCGAAGCGAAAGCAGCGTTTGCAACACTGCGAGAAAAACAAGGTGCGATGAGTGCCGCTGAGTATGTTCGCCGTTGTAGAGGTGTTTACAGCGTAGGAGCGGCATCTTGAGCATCCAAGACCATTACAACAACCAGATCAACACAGCGTCAATGTTGCTCGACGCAATCGCTCAGCAGCTAGACCTAATGCCTGATCCGTCAAATGGCGATCACGTAGGGCATGCCCATTTAGGCAAGATGCTTGAGTTGTCGTTGACGCTATCGAGGGCTTCGCATGAGATGCACAAATTTTTGGATTTTATTAGGAGAGGCGAGAAGGATGAGTAGCAACGCACGACTGGACACAACTCAGCCTTCTACATGGGTCAACGCGATCCGCAAAGCGGCATCACTAGAGGGCGTGACGCTCAGCGAATTTGTCGGCGAGGCTTGCCTAGTGAGAGCGGCAAAGATTCTTGGCATCAGCCTTAAGCAGTTAAAAGCGGAACTAGGCGAACGAATCCGGCGAGGTGAGCGATGAGACTGTATCAGCCGATGGAGATTAAGTTCCTGCGACCGAAGACCAACTCGACGATCACGATACGCGACGGTATTCCATCGGAATTAACAGACTCGGAGAAGTGCAACTTCATCGAGGTGAAATACGAAGGTTTGTTTGATAACGGTTTTTCCTTTTTTCAGATTCGTTTTTTGGAGGTTTGATTGTGAAGGTTTCTAGTGAGATGATAACACCTGAAATTGCGAAGCAGATGCTTGCTGCCAACAGTGGCAATCGCACTGTTTCGCAAGCGAACGTGAAGAAGATTGTTCGATCCATGCTTGCCGGTGAGTTTGTGCTGAACGGAGATTCTATTCGTATAGATTCCGATGGCGAACTGTTGGATGGTCAGCATCGTCTTATCGCTTGCGTGGAATCTGGTGTTTCGTTTCAGAGTATTGTTATTCGCGGTCTTGATAGGTCGGTGTTTCGGACTATAGACCAAGGCAGCACAAGACGAGCATCAGACGTTCTTTCGTGCATCAAAGAAGCGAACGCTAAGACGCTTGCGGCTACTTTGCGATTGATCGAATCGTACGAAAAAGGGACGATTGACTCAGGCCGTAGAACGATGCAAGACAACTACAAGATCATCGATCTGCTTGAGAAATACCCAAAGGCTAGAGAGTCCGTTTCTGTCGTCGGGAAAAAACTCAGAGGATTGATATCTGAGTCTGGTGCATCTGCATGCCATTACCTTTTCGCATTACGCGATTCAATTGCGGCTGATTTGATGGTTGAGCAATTACACACTGGAAGAGGCATGGAAGACGGTTCTCCAGTTTTCTTGCTTCGTGAAAGGTTGCTTGCCAATCTGACGAACAGAAGCAAACTGCCAGACGTTCACAAGATTGCATTGATGATTAAGGCGTGGAACTCTTTGCGAGATGGTAAGGCTATCAAGCAACTTAAGTTCTGCGATGGCGAATCGTTTCCTGTTGTTAAGTAGCGAGGTGTAGCATGGCCTTAATTGCCCTGGTTATCGGTTGTCTAGGTTTAGGTTTCGCTGCGGGCGTCGCGGCGATTTTGTTAAGCGGTGTAACGCATTGCGACGATTGCGAGTAGAACATGGCTGACAAACTTTGCGACAGATGCGGAGTTAAGCCAAGGGTCCGCGACGAGAAGTATTGCAACAATTGCAAGTTCGCCGTCTTAAGGCAGCTTGCAAAAGAAGGATACCTGGAAGAATCGAAAGAGATTCGGAGGTCTTGGAATAAAGGAATGAGGGGTCGCAAGTGCTTGCCAATGCACGCAGATTTGCGAACGCAGGAAGAGAAGGATTTCGACGACGATGAACTTGATGCTACGTGACCTTTGCGAGCTTGGCGCAGTGCTGAGCGTGGTCGGTGTGGTTCTGTGGTTTTTAATGGGAGGTGAGTAAATGGATGAGATTGAACGCAAGGCAAAGTTAAACGGCGGCTCGGATGCGTTCCCAAACGAAGATGGCGGAGGCTTAACCAAGCGTGAGTGGTTTGCTGGAATGGCGTTGCAGGGGTTCCTAACTCATCCTATAAATCATGCGGTTGATGCGTGCGTTACCATGTCGATAATCGCAGCGAATGACATCCTTAAGCAACTTGCAGAAATCGACGGTGCGAAGTGAACTGGTGCTTTTGGGTCAAGATTAGCTCCGACGAAGGACAGGCTATGGCATTCCGTCGCTTCCCTCAAACGCACGCAAGGGAACTTTGCGATGCTGAGCTAGATAGAGAGTTTGAGTACATGCGTGACGCTGGTTTTAAGGTCGATTGGTCGGCAATCGATCCCGGCGGAATGCAGGAGATTTACGACATGAATACCGAGCAGTTCAAAGCGTTCGGTGAGGAGGTGAGGCTATGAAGATTAACAAGGGCAAGCAGTCCAGATCGCGAAGGATGCTCATTTACGGCGAGCCGGGCGTAGGCAAGTCAACGCTTGCAAGTCAATTCCCGCAGCCGTTGTTTCTCAATATGGAAGACGGCATCGGGGATATTGAGTGCGATTCGACGGACGTGATCCGCAGTTACAAAGAGTTTCAGCAGTTTCTTGCGTTGGAGTTGCCACAAACCGATTACGCTACAATCGTGATCGATACGGTCGATTGGTTGGAAAAGCTGCTGATGCTCGAAGTCGCATCCGCACACGGAAAAAAGACGATTGAGGACATTGGATTCGGCAAGGGTTATCAGTCTCTAGCTAAGGCATGGCAAGACGTATTCGCGGGGCTAACCTACCTTTGGAAACAAGGTCGGAACATCGTGCTAACCTGTCACGAAACCATCGACAAGTTTGCTGATCCAGAAGGTGACGGCTACAACTACTACCGACCTGCTTTACATCGCGTCGGATCGGCTTGCGTGAGTGAATGGTGCGACGAGGTGCTATTCTGCAAACATCGTCGAATAGCACGCAAAGCGGATGAAGGTAAGCGAACGGTAGCAGCAAAGGGCGATAGAGTTATTGTCTGCAATAACATGCAAAGCATCGAAGCGAAAAACCGTCTCGGTATGCCGGATGAGATCGCAATGGATATTGCATCTTTTTATCCATACCTAACCAAAAACGAGATCAGGCCAGGCGGCAGCGTAGCCGCATCGGTAGTTGATCCGGCCAGTGAAATTCAGTTTGGAGAATAGTTAAATGAACATCGATTTTGATTTGGATCAATACGAAGCATTGCGTCCGGTTGGTGTATTGCCAGAGGGCAAGTACCAAGCGGTCATTACGACGACGACCGAGAAA